AAGAATTTTTTAAAAAAATGGTAATCATATGTTTAGTGCTGTTAGGACAGGTTGTGGTTCTAGTATCGGTAGTAAACGTAAAGATTTAAAATTGACATGATGGAAAAGAATTTTTTAAAAAAATGGCAAACCGTTAAAATTAAAGACTTGAATCATAAGAGTGATAATCACCCTTATATGAAAGTAGTTAATTTTATATGGGCGACTAATGACGATGGTTCTTTAAGGCAAGACCATAACGGTAATCATATGTTAAGTGCTGTTAGAACAGGTTGGTTTTCAGAAGATTATATTTGGATTGAGAAAGAATGGCATTCTCATTTGTTAGAACCTGTTGAAAGTCATCCTAAAGCTTTATTAAATAATGCTTATTTACAGCTTATCAGGTTAGGTAATTTAGAAATTTCAGAAAAATTAAAAACAATCATTCAAGAGCTATGAGTAAGAAATCAATGTTAAAAAGTTTAGTAGACATTACAGAAGCCGAAAAGAAATTTGCTGCGAAAATGGAAGTAAATGACGACTACGTTATTGTTAAACCTGCAAGAGTTACCCCTCAAAAAGGTATTATTGTACCTAAAGGACTTCAAGTTAAAAGTTATGGTTACGTAGTCAAAGGAGGTGGTAAATATCAAGAAGGTGATTTAATCGGTTGGTCAGACAGAACTATTGGTTATCCTTTAGAGATTAAATCAGAAAATTTTAGTGAAAACACCTTTGACGGTAATTGGCTTAGTATTTTTGAAAAAGACGTTATTTATAAACTTAAATTATCTTAAAGTATGGAAATTGTAAATGTAGAACAAAGGAATCAAGAAATACCTAAAATTAGAGGTAATTCTAAATTATTCACTAAGTCTATTGGTGAAGGAGAAGATAAAACCTTAGTCGTTATAAAGTTAGAATTTACACCTACCGAACAAGGTACTGATTTATTTTATGTTGCAGATGGAAAAAATCAAATCATGTTTAACACTTACCCTTTGATAAAAGATGAGTCAATTGAAAAAGAAGCTGGAGAAGCTTAAAGAAGAAGTTGCTTATTATGCGTCTGCTGCACCTAAAGTAGCAGACGCTTATATTAAATATGCTTTAGGTGATAAAGCAGAAGATTTACAAAAAGCGTTTAGACAACATCAATGTGAAACTTGTGTTCTTTATAAAAAAGAAGATGATTACGCACAATGTAATCCTGATTTGTTAGCAAACGCAAAAGATGAAACTTATACTTTAGATACTGTTCGCAAAGCAGGCTTTCCTTTATATAAAGAAAAAGGAGTTATTTATTCTGCGGTAATAGATAATCAAGTGTTTGTGAGAGGTTGTGGTTGCCCTGTAGGTGGAACAAATGCAAAATGGAAATTTAGTTTTGAAGAATCCGATTTAAAAAGAGGTAATGGTACAGCACCTTGTCCTAGAAATCGCTGGATTAATGAAAAATTTGAAATATGGAAACAACAGCAAGAAAAGTTTTACAAAGAATCAAAGAGTTAGGTCAAGATAAGCCATCAATTCAAAAGTGTGCTTGTATGACTTTGTTTAACACCTTACGTTGGAGTGCTACTCAAACACATCTTTGGCATTTTCAAACCGAAATATTAGCAGAACACAAAACTTTAAATAGTTATTACGAAGAAATTATTAATCTAATGGATAGTTTCATTGAAACTTATATTGGTCATTACGGTAGACCTTCTACACAACCTTTTAATTTTAAACTAGAAGATTATAAAGAACCATTCAACAACCAAGAGGGTAATCAAATATATAACCATTTAAAAGAAGTGTTTATCGTAATTGATACAATAAGGCAAAATGAGAAAGTACGTGATTTAAGTGACTTAAAAAATATTATAGATGAAATAGATGCTTTCGTGAACAAAACTAAATATCTTTTAACTCTTAGTTAATTATGACCGACTATCAAGAAATTTTAAATCGTTATCTTCAACGTATTAAAGAAGATGGGATTAGTTTTCATAAAGCGGCTAGAATGATACTTGAAGATTATCCTTTTGTTACTAAAGCGCATAGAACAATAAGGTATGATTTATCAAATACGCTTAAAAGAAAAGAAAAACAAAGCGGTGGTAACACGATTAACTTTGAAAAAAACTACGAATACAAAGGTAGAAGGTCAATGACTTCTACTGAAGATGCGATTGAATTTTTTGATATTGATTTACATAGAGAAGAAATTGTAAAAAGTCAGTTTAACGCATGGGATGTAACTATAAAAGATGCTGACGGTAAAGCGGTCACTTCAACCAATTACCAAGTTAAATTAATCACTACACCAAAAAAGATTTCTTTTGATTATACTAAAGCATTAACAAAGTTAAAAACAGAAAAATATACTCCAAAAGTAATAAAAGGTTCAGGTGCTGGACTTTTATCAATTGCGGATATACATACTGGTGCAAATACTGAAAAATCTGAAGGTTTAGTGAAAACTAAACCTTTTTCTTTTAACATACTTCAAGAGTATATGTCAGCTATTGTTGCACAAGCAAATGAATTAAATAGAGAAGAAGTAAGAGTTGCTATTTTAGGCGATTTGATAGAATCTTTTACTGGTTTAAATCATTTAAACTCATGGCAAGATATGGAATCTTGGATGGGAGATGCTGTAATTCTAGCTTATGAAATCATTAAAGAATTTTTGTCAAAGATTAATAACCTCAGTAAAGTATATATTGTTTCAGGAAATCACGATAGAATCTCTTCTAATCGAGAAGGTGACCCAATAGGAAATGTAACTAAATTAGTAGCTTTTATGTTAAAGCAGTCAGGATTTAACGTAGTGTATCATCCTGTGGTAATTAGCGAAAGTTTTGACCAGATACATTATATTATGACACACGGACATCATAAAATGGTAAAAGAAGTTATTAAAATGATTTTAAACTATGGTGGAGACCGTTCAGAATATCATGTTTTAATGTATGGTCATTTTCACACTCGTAATAAGAAAATACCGGTAGATACTAGAATAGATAATTTAGTATTACAAGATTCAGTAGATTATCGAGCAATAGGAGTTGCTCCTTTATTCACTGGTAATTTGTTTTCTGAAACGTTAGGTTACAGTTCTACCGCAGGTTTTTCATGGGTAGAGAGAGCTGGAAACGCACAACGTAATATTAACCATTTTGATTTTGGATTATAAACAATGAAAAGAGTAGAGAATAAATATAAGTTAAAAATACGTTCTAATTGGTATAAATCAGAAGTAGATATATATGAAGGTAATGGAACGTATGCGAGATATGCAGAAGGATGTTTTTCTCAAAACAATGAAAATTTTCTTATTTATCCTCTATTGAGTCAATTTTATTTATGGGTTGGACCGGGTAAACAATTAGTAAATGTGGATAGAGTAATACTTAAAGTTCCCGACATAAATAATTATGAAAAAGACCCTAATATTTTTTATAAATATGCTAATTTGTTGTTAGATAGATACATTGAAAAAACGTTTAAGTAATGGAAGTATTTGAATTAAAAGCGGGTCGATTAAAAATCAAAGATGCTAATATCTTACTTATTCCTGAGTTTCAAGTTTTATGGGATTCTGACAGTTCAAAAGAAAAAGTAAAAGTTTTTGAAATGTTTAAATTTTTGTATCTCTATTGTGATTACAAAAGTCCGTTTAATGACTTTAACGATACAAAAAGAAAAGAAGAATCCTTGTTAAGAACTACGCTTTCTTCTAAAGATTTAGAAACACCAAATATGAAAGCAGCAGCTAAAATATATATTGCTATTGAAAATACAAATCCTGTAATTAAAGCAATTGGTGGAGCGAAGAAATTGCTAGATAAAATGCAAGATTATATTGAAGAGGTGGATTTTACTGAAAAAATAGATGGAGGAGCACAGAAAGGAAAGTTAGTTCACTCTATTGCAGAAGCTAGAAAAACAATTATTGAAATGCCTTTAATTGTAGAAAAGTTGCGTGAGTTACGTAAAGCTTATGAAGAGGAAACAAAAGAAGTGGTAGATTATCGTAAGAATACAAAACCATCTGTTTGGTCAGATATAGAAGGTTAATATGCATCCTGAAATAGAACAATATCAAAAAGATTTTATTTGGAATCCGGAAAAAATGTCGGAGCAAGAATGTATCGCTAAAAAATTACCGTACATTGATAAAGAAGGAAATATTAAAAATACTTTTAGATTCTCTGAAAGTGGTAACGCTTATCAAAAGAACGGTGTTTATACCAATCATCCGCCACAGTCTGATAGTTGGTTTACTTTTTGGAACAGAGAGAGAAAAAGAGTAAGAGAAGGTTACTGGCTAGGTCAAGTTCGTATCACCGGTTATCACTATTTCTTCTTGAATTTTCATAGAATGAAAATTGCGGTAAACGGTAATGAAACAGAAGGTTTTGCAAAGTTTATGCGCTTACAATTCTTTTTATTTCATCTTTTTGATTATGCTGATTATACAAAACAAAACTTTGCGTTTATAAAACTTCGTTCTTGCGGAGCTTCAGAATGTGCTGCTGCGATAGGAGAAGTAGATTGCCTAGTTCCACCAATTAGATTGGAAGGAAGTGTGAAACGTAAACAAATGCCTTCTAACGCCTACTTTGCTTCAGATTCTGATTACTTAGGTGGTGATGACGGTATCTTTACAAAAATGACTAGAGCAATGACTTGGGCTACTCAAAATACAGAAGGTGGGTTATATGAACCTTTCGCAATTAACTCTTCAGGTAAGATTATGCACTGGATGGTAGGTGAAAGAGATAACAGTAATAAACCTGTTCAAAAAGGTGGTGAGATTATAGCTAGAGTAGTTCGCGAACCTGATGAAGCACGAGCAGGTCGTAAAAGAAGAGTGTTTTTTGAAGAGTGTCAGATTGTTGGTTCTAAAGTACTTATGTATGATAGTACTTGGAAAAACATTGAGGATATTGTTGTAGGTGATTTTGTAATGGGTATTGATTCTAAACCTAGAGAAGTGTTAAAAACCGTTAGAAATAAAGGTAAACTTCTTTCAGTTTATAAACAAGGTGAATTGTTACTACAGGTAACACCTAATCATAGATTATTTTTTGAAGATTTTAACGGAAAAGAAGTTTATATATCAGCACATAATTATATAAAATTATCAAAAAATTCTAAAAGATTTTTTAATACAAAAACTAATTTATATGCTGTAAAATTTAAAAATTATAAATTAAATACAAGAATACGATTTATAATAGAAGTGAAAGATGAAGGAATTGAAGATGAATATATAGGATTAACTTTAGACAAAGATCAATTATATATTACTGACAATTTTATCATTACACATAATTCTGGAGCAAATAAAAATTTAGGTGCGAGTATGGGCGTAGTTGAATCAAACTTAAAACGTCTTGCAGATAAAACCGGAATTCAAATTGTTTGGGGGACATCTAATGAGAAATCAGAAGGTATTCAAGCTTTTAAAGATGTATTACAGAATCCTAGAGGCGTTTATCAAACTTTAGCATTTCGTAATGTGTGGAGAGCTTTAGAACATGGGGAACAAGGTTTTAAAGATATTCCTTGGAATCCTTTTGAATATTTATTACATCCTTCCGAAAAAGAATTATATGCTGTAGGTTATTTTATTCCTGCGTATGAATTAAAGATAAGAGACGAAGATGGAAACCCTGATAGATTAGCTGCTTATCATAACATTATTCAAGAACGTTTAAAATTACAAGAAAACTCTAGTTCAGACCAAAGAGGTTTATTAGCTTTTATTGCTGATAATCCTATTTTCATGGAAGAAGCACTTCTAGTATCAAAAGGTAAATTATTTAATCATGATGGTTTAGCACAACAATTAGTAAAACTAGATACCGGAATGCTTAAACCCACAATACACCGAGGTATTTTTGAATTTGAAAAAAATAATAAAAATCAAGTTGTGGGTGTTCGATTTTGGGAAGACAGAACAGGAAATATATTCTTAGCTGAAATCCCAAGTTGGGCTAAAAGAGAAGGTAATTCGTGGTATGTTGACATATTAACAGAAAGACCTTGGCATCAATATATTGCTGGGATTGATGGTATTGACCAAGGTGTTGATGATTCATCAGGAAAAGGTTCAAGTTTAGCTTGCGTAGTGAAGAAAAGACTAACAAAAGAAGATGGTATTAGCGACTCTTTTGCAAATACTTATGTAGGATTGTATAATCATCGTTCGAATGATGCTAGAACTGACTTTGAAAACGTATTACAGATGCTCTTATTCTTTCATGCTCAAGCACTATTAGAATTTTCTAAAATCCGTATTCGAGATTATATCATAGAAGAAAAAAAATGTGCAAAGTATTTAGCCATAGAACCTAAAGCACCAGGAGAAAAAATAAATAAATTTAGGAGAAATACCGCTAGACGTGGATTACGAGTTACAAAAGACATTATATATTTTTATATTGACCTAATTAAAGATTATATTCAAGACTATTATCAAACTTTTATTTTTAAAATTTTAGTCTCACAGTTGTTAGATTATACTTTTGAAGATAAAGGTAAGCTAGATATAGTTGCTGCAATGGGAATGTGTGAAGTATTAAATGCTGAACTTCGAGATATTCCTGTAATGCAAAATGAAAATAAAGACGCTTTATTTCCTTCAGGATTAGGTTATTATACCGACCCTATAACAGGAGTTAAGAAATTTGGAGTTTGTAAACAAGATTTAGATTTAAACCCTCCAAAACAAAAACAAGTAGATTATTACGATACTAGACCCGATGCTGAAAAAACAATAATTTATATAGATTAAAACCATGTTAGCTAACTTTTTAATAGAAGATATAATCGACACCGTTCCTGAAAATGAAAAAAAAGAAATAAAGTATTTAAAAGGAAACGTTGACCATGCGATAAGTTCATTAGTTTATGATAAAATTCGTGAACGAGTGGCGTATAACACTTATTGGGGGAAAAGAGATGAAACAGAACTTCAACATCTATCAGATAACTATGGAGTGGGTGTTCCCATAGCGATTCCTAATATGCGTTTAATGGCAGGTAGAATAAATCGTTTAATTGGTAAAGCGTTACAGAATAATTTAGATTATCATGTTACCTGTTCTAATAGCACTGCAATTGATATTAAAATGCAACAAAAAAGAAATTTAATTATTTCTGAATTAGAAACCGAAGTCAATAAAGTTGCAGAAGAAAATAAAAAGTTATTGGTTAATCGAAAGGATGCTGAAGGAAAACCGCTACCTATTAGAGATGTGCTTAGTGATAAGTTTTTAAAAAAAATTAGACAAAAATATGGTGAATCTTGGCAAGCTGATTTTGAAATATCGATAGAAAAATTCTTAAAACATATTACCGATAGAAAAGAATTATCACAAAAAAACAGTGAATGGTTTAGAGATTTATGTGTTACAGGACAAGAGTTTACAAGAATATATGTAAAAGAAGAAGGAAAGCTTCCTGATATTTGGAGAGTTGACCCTGAAAACTTCTTTTATGAATCTAATCACGAATCACCTTGGATAGAAGATTGTCGTAGAGTAGTTTATAGACGGTATATGAGTCCTACTGCTATTCTTAATGAGTTAGGACCATTAATGACAAAAGAAGACCATAAAAAAGTAGCTAGAGCAATTACAAGCTATTATAATTCGGTTTATCAACGAGAGGTTTTATTTCAAGAAGACCAGTTTGGAGAAAACAGAGCCATTACAAATTCTCCTAGATATGTAGCAGATTTAATAGAAGTTTTTCATGTAGAATGGGTGGCTACAAACTACGAAGACCGTCCTGTCGAAGCATTAAATTTAGTTGAATCTAAAACTGCCAATATCAAATCTAAGAAAAGACAGCGAAAAGATAGATACGAAGGTTATAAAATTGAAATTGCTGGAGGTATTTATTGCGGTATGGGTAAATCTAAACATATTCTTAGAACACAAGATGACCCTTCTGATTGTAAACTCACTTACAACGGTTATGTGTACGGTAGACATAGAGCTAGAGGTACTTTCGATAGTGCTTATAGAACGGTACATGATGAACCGTTTTCAATGGTTTTAGCTACAAAAGATATTCAAGATTTATACGATATTACTCACTTTCATTTGAATAATCTGTACGCAATGGCTAGACCAGGTGGTACAATTACTGTTCTTGAACATATCCCTAAAGAGTTTGGAGATACTCCAGAAGAAAGAATCATCAAGAATGCCGCGTATGAGAAAACACTTTCTCAAAAAGTAATTAGTCTTTCTCAACAAGGTTCAATACCTGGAGAAGCGGGTTCGATTCCTTTTAACAACTACGGACAGTATAGTACTAATTTAGATGGGCAACTTCTTCAAGCTTTTATATCTTATATAGGTGTTTTAGAGTCACAAGCCGACAAAATGTTAGGGTTAAATCCTCAAATGATGGGTGAAGTAGAAGAACGAAGTGGTAAAGGAGTAACTACTCAAGCAATACAACAAGCCGAACTGATTACAAAAGAAATGTTTAGAGTTCACTCTTTGTTTCTGCGTAAAATTCTCACGAGTTTGGCTAATCTCGCTAGAATAGCTTTTCCTAACGGTTACTACTCTTCAATTGTTTTAGGTGAGGATCATCAAATATTTCATTTAGACCAAACTTCTTCCATGGCAGATTACGATGTGTTTGTAACAGATGACCATGAAGAATCTATAGAGATTTCAAAAGTTGATGATTTAGCGATGTCTGCCATTAGTTCAGGAGCAACTTCTATGAGAGCCGCCTTTGATGTTATTTTAGCACGTTCTGTTGCCGGTAAAAAGAGAGCTGTTCTTCGTGCAGAAGAAGATACTCAAGAAGATGCTAGACAACAAGTCGAACAGTTACAAAATGAAATGGAAACCATTAATCAGAATCTTGAAAAAATGCGTAAAGAAAATGAAAATCTTAAAAAGAAAGCTACTGAGGTTGAAATTAAAAAAGAAGAGTTGACACTTAAAAAACAACAACAGCAATTTGAACAAAATAAACATAAAGAAGAAATCACTTTGAAAAAAGAATCAGTGAATAATAAATACGAAATTGAAAAAAACGAATTGAAAGCTGAAATACTACAAATGACAGATTTTAATTTAAGAAACGATAAAATCAATAAAAACAGATGAACGATTACTCCCTCTTTAAAGGTTACGAATCCAGAAGCGGAAAAAGTTATCAGGCAAAACGTTCAGAAGAAAAAAAAATATCTGAGCGCAATGTAAAATCAATGATTTTAAAATTAGAGGAACAGTTAGCTGAACCTGATTTAGATATAGAAGAGTTTACTATTTTACAAAAAAGGTATAAGTCTTTAAAAGAAAGATTTAAAATAAAGAAAACTTCTAAAGATTTAAATGAGTTACGTATTCCTTTTCAAGAAGATAATAAGACAATTCGTTATATTCGGGAAAAGAATTGTTTTAAACCAAAATGGATAGCCAAGTACGGTAAGGAAAGAATAGAACGAACAATTGAAGCTTTTAAGCAACAAATGTTTAAAAAACCTGAAAATACTTTATATTGGAATCCGTTCTAAATATTATAAATTATGGCAAACCAAAAAACAAAAGCGCAGTTAGCTTTGGATTTGAATGTTCATTCTGAAAACATGACTGCCACAATAAGTCCTTCTAATTATATAGAACCGTTAGAAGATCAAGCAGTAAGAACACAACTCAATCTTATTATAGATGATTTAATTATTTCTAATTTTAACGTTGTTGATGGGATACAGATAGCAAATATTACTGGATTAACTTCCGCATTGTCAAGTAAACATCCTTTTGACCCTACGATTTTAAATCAATCTACTTTAGTAGATAATCTTGTTACTTTAGATGCCACAAGACCTTTGACGGCGAATCAAGGTGTAGTATTAAAAAATCTAATTGATGCAATTCCCTCTAGAAATGATGCAACGTCTTTAGCAGAATCTACTCCTAGTGAAGTAACAGCTATTGAATTAAGGTCACATTTAGATGACACGTCTATGCATTTTACAATTGCTGATGGTACGGTAAATACTACTTCGGTATGGAGTTCTACTAAAATATTATCGGAATTGATTCTTAAAGCAGATGCTTCACATACTCATTCACAACTACATACTCAAGGAACAGATGTTACGCTTGCGTTAGCGACTCCAAGTGAAGTAACAGCCGTAGATTTAAGAGAACATCTTGATAGTGCTGTAAATCCTCACACAACTACTTTAACTCAAGTTGTTGAAGCTTCAAGTTTACCAACTACTAAAGGTATCCTTTATACCTCTAACGGAACAAGTTTAATTGGATTTCCTGTCGGTATAGATGGTCAAGTTTTAAAAGTAAATTCATCAACAGCTAGTGGTTTAGAATTTAGTTCAGATATTGGAGAAGTAAATACCATTGCGAGTTTAGGCACAGGAGAATCGATTGCTATTGGTAAAGTAGGTACAGAATTAAGAACAAGAGCATTAAACTCATTAAACTCAATTTTAACAATCACTACCAACGGTAATCAATTAGATTTTGATATTGAACCTGAACAAATAAACCATGCTGATTTAGCAAACATTGGAGCAAATACCCACGCTCAAATAGATGCACACATTGCCGCCATTAACCCTCATGGTTTAACACTAGACCTTTTAAGTCCTTTGACAGCAGCAGGCGATTTGTTAACTTATAACGGATCAAATAATGTTCGATTTGGAATTGGAACAAACGGTCAAGTATTAGCTTCTAACGGAACATCTTTAGTGTGGAGTTCTGATTTGTCAGTGGCTTCTTCACATACGGTTTCAACCTCTAATCCACATATTACAAATGTAAATCAAGTAGCTATTGCTTCGTATGGTTCAGTACCTTCTAAAGGAACTTTACTAGTGTCAGATGGAACAAATGTTTTAGAACTTGCTCCGGGAGTAGATGGTCAAATGTTAATCGCTAATTCTTCAAACACCTTAGGGGTTCAATATACTGCGGCTGGAGAAATCAACACCGCCACTTCTTTATCCGGAACAGGTCAAGAAATTACAGCAGGTAAAACAGGAGCAATTCTTAACTTTAGAAGAATTGAAACAGGCGATGCTTCTAAATTAACAGTAACTACTGCGGGTAATCAAATTATTTTATCCGTTGTTGACGGTGGTATAGACCATGATTCTTTAGCTGGATTAGGGGGTACACCTATTTACACTCATGCCAATATTGATTCACATATTAATGCGGTTACTGGTAACCCTCACAATGTAACCGCTTCTGATATAGGTGTCGATGCTGGGGCAACCAATAATCCTCAACAATTAGCAATTGTAACATTAACTGATTCTACAACAGGTACAGTGGACAATACTTTATCTTCAATTTCAGGTTCAGGAGCAGATGTTGATATTAATAATAATTTTGCTGAATTAGCGAATCAAATCGCTTTAATTAAAACAGCTTTAACTAATTCAGGAATTACTGCATAATGCCAGTACAACAAACTATACCGATACAAAATATCACCAATGGTGATTCTCAAATCACAGGGATAGTTTTGACTTTACGTCAAAGCTGTCCTACAGTGGTTTCTAAAACTTATACTGAAGCAGATGCTGAAATAACACTAACTCCAACTTCAATTACCATTGACAGTTCTTTTGGAGACTGTAATAATATTACAGGAACTATTCGAGTTAACGTACTTTATGAAGGAACAGTGTGTAGTAAAACGATAAACTTTAAACCTAATTTTACACCCCCTTTAAGAGGAGTACTTAAAATTCGTTCAGGTCAATCTAATGCCGTTATCGGTAACGATGACTTAGGACAATATGAACTTAAACAACGGTCAGGTTCTTTATTTTCAATACTTACAAATGTAGGTACAAACGCAATTCGAGTTAAATCCGTTATTGAAACCACTGACCCAAGTTTAAAATTTAATTTTATTAATATTACAACACCTTTTATACTTCAACCTTTTCAAACTCGAAAGGTTTATTATCAGTTAGATACAAATACTGGGGGTTCGTTTTCAGCAAGTTATACTGTTTTATGGGAAGATATTGATGAACAGATTGAACAGTCTTATATTTATACAAAAAACTTTTCAGTACGTCAACCTTGCGTAATTAACTCAATTGAAGTTAGAATCGACAATAACGGTGCAGGCAATAGATGGATAGAATTTGCTTCTGTTGCTGCTAAAACAATAAAATTAACTTCAAGAAATGTTAAGTTTATCGGTATTACAGGAGACCCTAATGGAATTAATCAAACGATTACTGGTAATGTTTCATTCGGTTCAATTGCTAGAACAACAACTATTGCAGATGTAGAAAGAAATAGTGTTTGGAATTTAAATAACGGATTAATAATAAAAGAAATTATTCCAAAATTGTCTAAATATTTTAGAGCATCTCTTAGAACTTATCAACCGATAGAGATAAGTCCGGGAGTATTTCAAGTACCTGTAGCATTAGGTGTTCAAGACCATATTCAAAATCAAAGATTTAAACCTAGTCAAGCTATTGAAATTATCGCTACCGTTGGTTCTCAAACGTTTAACAGCGGTGTAATAGCCACTCCTTTAACTACTTCAAGTACCTATGGAGATGGTTTTGCAATAAAAACACCTTCAGGTTTAAACGTAGGTGTTTTTACCCAACCTACCGTTACCGTAAGTGGAACAGCACCTGTAGAAATTTCAGTAACTGCTAAAATTTATGAAGTGATTAATTTTGGACTTACCGCTAAAGTTTTAGTTAGTGCATACATTAAAAATTATTTCACCATTACTTGTCCTTAGATTATGCCAGTACAACAAACTATAAATATTGATGCACCTTCAGAAATAGAAATCATTGGTGTTTCTTTAACTGTTGAAGATAATTGTCTCTCGACTTCGTTAACAGTAGATGATTCCGACCCCAGTGTGTCTTTTACTCAAACCTCTATTACGATTAATAATTCTTTTGGAAGTTGTGAAGATTTATCAGGAACGGTTACTTTATTTTTTAGATTGTATTCTTCAGATTGTTCTGATGTTTTTAAGGTAGGCTTCTTTTTTGTTCCTGGTATTGTAGAAGTAGATTTTAATTTTGATGATCTGAGTGAATTCTCAGGAAGTTTAATCAAAGCCTGTGGAAATTTAAGACTGAATACTACAGTTAATAAAACAACTCCTTATAGACATTCTATCGGCTTTTATATTACAGTAGGTTCACAGACAGTTCATTCTGATGATTGTTTTTATTATTTTTTTAAAGTACTTAATAATAAATTATATCGTCAAGAAGTAGCTAAGGAAGGAAATTCCTCACTAGGGAGTCTTAATGATACCGGTTTTGTTGTTCCTTTATTAGGTCAGATACCTGTTGGAGATATGGTGTTAATTGAAAATCTTTTATATTTATTTCCAATGGTATCTACGGATATTATTGTAGTAGATATTACTAATTTTTCAATTGTTAAAACTATTCCTTTTGTGGATGCTAACGGTCCTGTTTATAAAGTTGGTAATTATATATATGCGTTTCCTAAACAAGAAGGTTTAAATAAAAATATTACGTCGTTTGCCTACAAACCTTTAGGTGCAAACAGAATTGCTAAATTTGATACGATTAATGAGACTTTTAGTTTGATTTCTTTAAACAGCGAATTTGAGTTTAATCAAGTAGAGCGATACAATGATTATCTTTATGCAAACGCTTCTGGTTCTAATAAGTTAATTCAGTTAGATATTACTACTGATGTAGTGACTTACTTAGATAAATCCGTTGTTGCAGGAGCTTATGATTTACCAGGTTATCAAAGAGTTGTTGGAGACAGTTTGTTTTATCCTGCAAATAACCGAGCGCACTTAGTGAGAAGAAACTTAATCACTCAAACTGATACACTTATTCCTACAGGCTTATCTCCAGACAATCTATGGGGAACATATAAGCCCCCTCTAATAAGAAGACCTCATTTAGCAGATAGTTACAAAGTAGGTGAAAAATATTATTTTACTGTTGACGATGCGGTAGGTGTGACCAATATACTTACCTATCAAGCTATAGAATTTGACCCTATATCAGATACTTTTAATATTGTTCCTTTTAGTCGAGACGTAATTCAATGTAAAACTAATTTAGTATCTACTCCAGTTGGAGATTTTTGGGGAGATAGTGGAAAATATTTAAAACGTCCAAGCCTACCAAGAGCATGGCTATACAATTCTTTTCGAAGTACTAATAATGTAGAAACTAGAAATTTATATACCGTTAACTCAATTAGCTACCTCACCACAACGGCTTCTAATCAAATAGACATTAATAAATTAAACAATTTAAATATTTCTTTTAAAGAGGTTTTTACAAATGTGTCTACAAACATTGGAATTTTAATTTCGTTTGACGGTAGAAATAACTGGGGAGTATTAACAGATGAGAATACTTTTAATATTGTAACAACTAATACCAATCTACCTAGTTACGATTGGTTTTCGACTGTTGGAGTAAGTAGTATGACTACTTCGAATTTACAAAGTTTTGTAGATATTGATATAAGCAGTTATACTACTTTAGATATTGCGATTGGTATGTCAACTTCTTCAAATGTGGTATCTCCTAATTTAAAAGGTATAAATATAAACGCTACGCTATAAATAGTGTTAAATCGGTTGAAAAAAATTATATTAGTAACATGGCAATAATTATAGATGAAATATCGTCAATCGTACCGGGTTTTAACGTAACTATAAGTGCTACATGGACACAAGTATCTTGTAGTTATGAACTTTTATTTACTGATACTAGTAGCCCTTCTGTTCAAACGTATGACAACGTCTTAATAGAATATTATCAAGGTACAAAATTATTAGGTTCTACTAAAAAAGGTCAAACTTTTAATTATAACTTTGGTGAGACAGGTGTAAACGTAATTAGACAAGTTTATAGTATTTATCAAGAAGATGTTAATCACACTAATTCTCGTGAAGTATTATTATACCAAGCAGATTATGAATTTAATGTATTAATACAAGAATGGCAACCAGAATTTAAATTTGGAAAAGGTTCTAAGTTTTTTCCTAAAGCAGAATTAGATATAACTCCTTCTATTGTAGAATTAAATAACAATGTTTGTGGAATTTTACCGAACGCTAATTCGGGTTATAAAGCATCTTTAACACCTATAAACGGTTTTTACGATGGTAACTTTTATGCAAACTTTGATGTTTCTTTACAGACCCTTACTTACGAACTATTTTTGTACGATGTAGAAGTTTCTGACTTTTTAAAAGTGCCTGCTGCTACACAAAGTTTAATGGTGAGTACCGACAACCCTATTAATTACACTTTTAATTATGAAACATCTACACTTGGAGCTTATAAATTAAAAGGTAAACTACAAAACTGTTGTAATATTTCAGAAGATGAGATTATTTTTTCAACCGTAGATACGCTTAGGATTAAACGTAATTGTGAATCAGTTATTGAATGTAATGACTGCACCGGTTATACGATCTATAATGAGACATTAACTGATATTGAAGTTATCATCTATGATCAGATTAAAAACAAAGAGATACATAGATTGCTTGTTCCTTCTTTATCGAATGTTCCTTATAGTTTTACAGATGATGGTGTTTATAGATTATCTTGGGACGACTTATTTGGAGTAAATATCAATACTATTATCGTAAATCAATGTGATATAGATAGTTGTTACATTAATTTACTTAAACTTTTATTGTGTAGAACACAAGCGAAACCTTGTTGTAATGATGCTTATTTAGAAAGTCGATTAGCCAACGTTCAACCAATGTATCAAACATTTATAAGTTTAATTGAACCTTATGTAAACATAGAAAGACGTTATTCGTCTACTGATATAACCAAGCAATTACAAGATTTCTTAGACATTGGTGAAATAATTAATCAGTTGTTAGATTTTTGTGATGTTTGTGAAAGAGGTTGTAGTTCATGTTTTGATTGGAATAAAGGAAGCTGCATATAATGGGATTAATACAATATACCACCATAGTAGATAAAGCTTGTTGTGGTGGAGTTTCTACCGAATATCAAATACCTATCGGTTCAACTCCTCACGAAATAGCTACTCTTACCGGTATGTCTATTCACAAAGCAATAGAGTTATCTGAAAGAGCAATTGAAAAAAACAAAGATATTTGTCCTACTCTTTATTTTAATGTTGAGATAACTGATTCTTTGCAGAAAAATAATTGTCAATATGGAGTAGGCGGTTCTGTATCTGTAACCATACCGGCAAACAAATACAGTTCTCAATTATCACAATTAGAAGCTAACCGTAAAGCACAAGAAGAGTTTGACAATACCGCTCAATCGATTGCTAATCAGTTAGGTACTTGTACAACATTTTGTAACGATAGTAACTGTCCTTCTGAAATTGTTAAAAGTATTAACGAATGTGGTGAATTTAGAAGAAAACAACGTTGTTTAAATGGAACTTGTATAGAGTTTGGAGATGTGTTTTTTATCTGTACGGGTAATTGCCGCAGTGAAATCTGTTTAGAACCTTGCACTACTTGCAGTACACAATGTCCAACAGGAGTATGTATAGAAAATCATACTTGTGTTAACGGTATTTGTGTTCCTAACTGTGAAGGTCAGCCTTGTTCAAGATTATGTAGAAACGGTTATTGCCCTCAAGGTTCAGACTGTATAAATGGGCAGTGTAGTGATATACCTATTTCGTGTACGGTGTGTAGTACATTATGTCCTACAGGTTCTTGCCCGAACGGTCAAACTTGTGTAAAAGGAATATGTACACCTAATTGTACAGGTCAACCTTGTTCAAGAACTTGTAGAAATGGTGAATGTCCAACATGTTTTAATTGTCAAGAAGGTGAATGTGTAAGACCAAATTGTTCAACAGGACAAGTTTTGAATACAACGACTTGTAAATGTGAACCGATTCCTTGTGATCCAACATGTACAGAATATAGAAATTTTGACTTAGATACTGAATGTAGAATAGCCTTTACTTCGCAAAGATGTGTTAATAAAACTTGTGTTGATGTAGTTACTCGATTTGAAAATAAACTTGACAACACTACTTGTACAGGAGGTATCTGTAATTCAGGAGCTTGTCAAACAGAATGTATACCTGACTGCGTACAAAACAAATGGATTCAAGATACTGCAAAAGAATGTCAAGAAAGTCGACAAAAAATAGAATGTGTTAATGCTGTTTGTACACCAACAATTATTGAATTTAAAAATAAACCGAATGGTACATCTTGTATTGATGGAGAATGTCAAGAAGGTGTTTGTACGCCACCGCCTACCACTTCAACAATTTGTGGAATATATTCAGGAGGTGCTGCATCATCAGGTTTCGCAACTATAATTGATAGTGTTTTTCCTGCCACTTTTAAGGGCTATATAGTATTTCAATTTAGCACAGTAAGTAAAGGTAAATTCGAATTATTTAAAGCCACCTCTTATCCTGAGAATGGAGTACCTAACATAAATACATTTTCTATGCCGACATCAGGAAATGGAACGAGTACTTCAAGTGTAGGTACAATGGTTGCTACAACCGGACAGAAAATATATAACGGTTATGATAATCAAGGTACTTGCATTACTTTAAATAATAATGGAGTAGGTTGTGGCGGATTTGCTCAAAACAGAGTAGATATAAATACAGGTAAAACAATTTCTCAAAATATTAACACTATTCCTTTCACACCTGCTGGTGAAGGTAATAGGTTTTCTTTTTTTAGACAAGCGACGGGTAATGTAGATACAAGTGATTCTCGATTTATAGGTGTAGATTTAATATATGACAATCGAATTTTAGAATTACAAAAAGAAACCGGTATTGTTGGATCATTTTTATCGTCAATACCTTTTAATGTTGGAGGAACTCAACCAGGTAATAGCATTTATGTATCCCTTCAACAATTAGTTTACACTAGAACAAACGGTTCAGTATCTAATCCTGAATTATTTATGTTTCGAAGTACAAAAGCAACAGCTTATACCTATAATATTTACTTAGTTCATTGTTTCCCTGACTGAAAATGATACAATCTACACCATATCGAGTAAATACGAAATATGAGAAGTTAGCTAATGATGCTTTTCAAATTGTTCGCAAGGCAATAATGGAAGAACTGCGTGAAGCTAATGAATATTCAGAATTAGGTATTGAAATAACTAAGGCTAATATTGAAAGGTATTATTATCTAATTAATTACTTAATTTATATTCGTCAAGTAATTGATAATTGGCTTGAATCATCTGGAAATACTTGTTTATCTGAAAAAGATTATCAAAAAGTATTAGATGCCTATTTAATAAATTGTATTATTAAAGATGGTATTTGTGATAAATATACCAATAATCTGATTAATTTAATTCTTAAAGTGCCTAAATGTGTTGAACCTTTTACTTATGTTTGGACAGGTTTAGGTATTTGTTCTCCTACTGGAGGTGAAAATTTAGTAGAACGAGTAAACTTATCTAAATATCAATCAGGTGTATATATTGAAACATTAGAAATACCTACAGAAATATCGTTGGAAGCGTTTAAGTTTTACGTACCTGAAGGAACACAAGAATTATTAGATGCACGCTTCATCTCAAGTTCACCAAATGATAACTGTTGTTTTGAAATAATTCCTGTATCACCAATTGTTATATTAGACGAAGTACGTAATAATGATTTTACTGCGACTTGGGATGGAGGAACAGTATATAATATAATACTGACTCGTGTTTCAGATAATGCAGAATTAGTAAATGAATTTACAACAGATACGGTAAGAACGTTTACCAATTTAGATATTTCAACATCTTATCAATTAAGTGTGATTTTAACAAATTGTGCAGGAACAAGTACTTCTTTTTTAGTGGTAACCACTTTACCTTATTATGTAAACATAAATATTTGCCCTAGTCTTTCATCACAATTAACATTAACAAATGCTGTAGAAGGGTCAAATATTGTAGAAATTTACGGTGACACCTTTAGATTTAGGTTTGATGATTTAACAGAACCGTATTTTACAGTAAATTCTGTAACCGTAAATAGTGTAGATTATTTAAATAGTGTTATATTCGATAAAAGTATAAGTACAGTAGACACTGGTGGTATTATTGAGATAGCGGGTATTACTGAAGATAAAACAGTAAATATTTGTGGTGTTCAAGGAAACGTTTGTAATGCAATTAGTTCTTTTTACGACGATTCAATTGAAACAATAACAATGAGAGTGATATAAAAGTAAATTAAATTTAATATAATTGACATAGTATGGAAGAAAACATAGAAGAAATCCAAGATGACGGTGTAGGTTTTGAAGCCGTCGAATTACCTGAAGAGATTTTTAATGAACCTTTAGAATCTATTAAACCTAATACAAGTGGTTTTGATGAGATTGAATTCTTTAAAAGAGAATTAGGTACCGATGTAATTTACACTGGTGAAAACGCTGATATTCCAAGAGCTATTGCGGAAATGACACCAAAAGAAAGACTTTCGGCATTGAAATATCATTATGAATCTAAATCTCCTAAACTTAACGATGATGAGTTTGAGTTTTTAGAATTGGTAAGACAGGGTAATTATGAATCGTTGTATAACGAATTAGGAAACCATTTAGGTAAAAATGAAGGCATTAGTGAAAACTATTTACCTACTGAAATCGAAGATAACACAGCTATTATTTGGAAATTAAAAACGGACTTTCCTGATTTTACAGATGAACAATTGTTAGATAGAATGGAAATGATTAAACAATCGGCAACGTATGATATAGAAGTTGATAATTATAAAAAACAATATTCTAATTATGCAAATGCTTATAATCAGCAACTTGAAGAACAAGAACGAAATATTTTAAAACAAGAAATAGAGTCAAATCAAACATTATTTTTAGAAGCTGCAAATTCGATGACTGATATTTATGGATTTAACATAAGTGACGATTTGAAAGAAAAAGCTTTAGCTGATATTTTAGAATTTAATGAAGACGGTATTTCACCGTTTGTAGAGTTTGTAGATAAACCTGAAGGTATGTTATATGCAGCTACATTGCTTAGAGCATTACCTGAAATTTCTGATTATGTGGCTGCTCGTCACGATGAGATTGATATGTTAAAAAAAGAGATTGAAAAATTAAAGCCAGTAAACAACACACAAACTTACTTTGAACCTGAAACTAACGAGAGAGTTAAAAAAGAAAACTTTTTAGAAAGACTTTTAAAATCTCCAAGTTTCGGAGACGTGTAATAAATTTTAATAACTTATGAAATTAGTACAAAAAAACGATATTGCTAGATTTAGCAATCAAGCCTTTTCAGTAGGCTCTATGATGGAATTAATGGGTCGTCAACCTCATCATATTGCAGGCTACATCAGACACAAAAAACAATATAAACAAGGTCTAATGGCGATTACCGAAGGTTTAGGTAATGTTTATGTTGAAAATGCCGCAGATATGAAAAAACTAGAGGATATTGATACCTTTAGTTTTACATGGGATGTTGAGACATCACAAATTCCAGTAATCACCATCACTCGTGATTTAACAGATGATGCGACAAGTGGTAACCCTGTTACTATTTACACAGAATCTAAATATTTTAGTAAATACGACATTTTTGCTTTAGAGAACACACAACAACTGTATGTACTTACCGAACCCGATAGAGTTGCACCGAACGAATATGCTTACACTTGTAAGCTAATAACTACCCCAAGAACAGGAACAGCTATTCAATTAGCTTTTGCTACTGAAGGTCGTACAGCTCGTTACCTATATAACGCTCACCCTGAGTGGTCTGAATTTGGTTCTATTAAGCATCACTACAACACAGAACGTCATATTAACTGGTTAACTAAAATTCGTTCTGACCAGACTTATTCAAATGACTTTCGTGCTACACAAGATTTGTACTTCATGTCTGACTCGGATATTAAAAAAGCAGCAGATGTACGTGGAGGGACTTATAAAATCTTTAAATTAGATAGTGTTGAGCAAGGTGTGTTAGACCATTTTATCTTATCCGCTAACAATCAACTTTTATTTGGGCGTAGTTTTATGGATGAAAAAACAGGTCGTTCTAACATCCAAGTAAACAATAACCAAGATGTAATTGCTGGTGACGGTTTAATTGCTCAATATGAACGATATGCTTATTATATAGATTATAATAAATTATCAGTTCGTGATTTTCAAGATGCTATTGAGCATATCTCTGATAAAAGAGGTGAGTCACAAGGTAACCATATTACGGTAATTCATAACCGTAAATTTTCTCGTCAAAAAGCAAACGCTTTGCAATCAGCGATTCAGTTCTTCGCTCCTCAAAACAACGGAACTTGGTTCTTTGGACGTGATGATGAAAAATATGCAGATAACTATGATGGAATGGCGAGATATAGTTCACTCAAAAGAAAAACATATCCTAATCCAGTTGCGGTAGGTGCTACTTTTAATACTTATATCTATGAAGGTAACACAATCACATTTGTAGAAGATGCTTCTTTGACTTCACATTATCAAGATAGAGGTTATGCTATTTTTGTAGATACTGGTATTTATGAAGACGAAAAAGGTCAAGTTCCAGGTATTCACTTAAAAACTTTAAAAGGTAGAGCACTTGTTAAATCTCACATTACAGGTATTGGTGGAATTGACGGTACTACATCAGGATTAGCTTCTAACGCTGCGGACGGTGGACGTTTTGTAGCTTTAGGATGGAGAGGACTTTGTGTAAGAAATCCTTACGCAGCGGTTATCTTTGAAGAAAACTTAGAGTATTAACCATTAAAGTAAGAGAGTTATTCTTTAATTTCTCTCTTACTTTTTATATTTTTTAATAAAGTTTGAATAAATATTATACAGTATGATGACAGTAAACGAATCTCGTAAACTACGAGAAAAGAAGGTATTAGATATTTTATCTAACAAATCAGGTCTTGTTGAATTTCGTTCTTATCATGGTAATACTACGCACCAACGTAAAGTAAAACCTATGATTGATAAAGCAACAGGTTGGTATAAAGGTGTTGAACGTTTATCGGAAGAACAAAAAAAATCAACAAGTAATCCTTTTGTAGACCCTGAAGATGAAAATAATTTATTATCTTCAGTGCGATTAAAACATAAAGATACTTACGATTTATCTGTTGAAAAAGACAGATTGATTTTATCATGGTTACTTAGATGTGAAAGAACCGTAGCTTTAGATAGAGTGTCAGGAATAAATGACCCGAAAATAACGTTTTATGTTCATAATCACTTAATTGAGGTAAGTACAAGAACTAACAATTTCTTAATTAAAGACAAAGCAGCTCAAACGTTAATGAATCTATCCTCAGATGATTTATATAAAGTATGTAGATTATTAAATTATTCGATTTCAAACAGTGAACCAAATGAGGTTCGTTTATTTATTAGAGAGCAGTTTGAAGATCCTAAAAAAGGTGCAAAAAATGCTGATAAGTTCTTAAAAGTATTAGAAGATAGAGAAGCAGATGTAAAAGACTTTATTTTAAGAGCTGTTAAAATGGGTATTATTGTAACAAAAAACTTTGGACATTCAGAAGTACATTACTATTATGGTGGAGACCCTGATAAAGTTCAAAATACTGTGTTTTTAGGGAACAATTTAACTAGAACTATTGCTTTCTTTAGAGAGACCGGTGCTAGAAATAGACACGTTTTATTAGATATTGAGTCTGAAATGGGACAACCGATACCGGGGAATAAGTTAGCTAGAGAACCTAAAGTAGAAGAAGAATCACAAGAAGTAACTACTCCAGATTCTCCAGCAAGAACAACTCGTCGAAAGACAACAAAATAAAATATGACAACAAAAGAATTATATGAAGGAGTCCTTACCGAGGTAGCTAAAGAGCAATCACCACATATACAATTATATGAGTTTAATCATTATGCGAATGAAGCGGTTAGTGATTTTGTAGACGACATTTACATCGCATTTGAAGCAAGTCAAAAATCATTAGATTATTTGAAAGCTATCAAACGTACAATAAATATTACTACGGCAGGTGTACCAGACCCTGAAAACGCAACATTAACAATACAATTAAATCCGGGTGATTATCCTGATTCTAATCGCTTTGATTTACCTAGTAATTATCGACATCTCACCAATTTAATTGTTAATTATAATGTATCTCAACCTATTTTTAACACTTGTTATGAAGTAGGTGATAGATTCCAGTACGGTTCTAAAAGATTAGATTCCGATAGGTATTCTTCGATTATTGCTGACCCTTGGAACAGACCTAGATATTTTAGAATTTATCATTCTATTTTAGACCAAGAATGTTATGTATTTTCAGGTGTACATCCCGGATTAGATATTGAATCTGTTCAGATGGATTACTTAAAAACACCTAAAAGAATTAATATTACTTTACAACAGGCTTTTCAAGATACGATTGATAATTCAGAAGTACTTGAATTTGACGATATTGCAAGTCGGAAAATACTTGATAAAATTGTTCAAAAGATTTTAGAAAGAAATCAAGACCCAAGAACTTCTTCACATTCACAAATTAACCAATTACAACCCCCTGCGGATGTGATTCAGAACGTAAGACAATAAAAAATAAATCATTAAAGGGGCAGGATGGTTTAAAAACCACCTCAAATGATTTTAATTTTTCGTAACTCCTGCATTATTTTAACATATAAACAATTTTTAAATCATGAGTGAATTTTTATTTCCGGAAAAAGTTCGTGTCATTAATGACCCTACGAGCTATCCAGTAACATTTAAAAATGCAGCAGGAGGAACAGTTGCAGCAGCAGCCGCTTTTGAAGCTGACATTCAATTTTTTGGTCAAGTAAAAACTCCTTTTTTAAGAAGAGCTACTTTGACTAGAGGTTTTTCTCCACAACCTGAAACATATAGCATTACCGCCGCAACAGCTACTGAGATTGCTTTAGCCGCTTCTATTCCTAACGGTACAAAAGCTGTGGTTGAAATCGAAGTGCGTACTACATCAAGAGCGATGGAATATGTACGTCCAGAGTATGTTTTTGGTGAAAATATTCGTTATTCAATTTCTATTGATGAGGCTGATACTCCGAATGTATTCTTATACAAATTATACAAAGCAATGACGTTAGCTTCTTATAGAGAAAGAGATTTTAAAATAGAAGCTACAGCAACTAATATTGATGATGTGGCAAGAACCATAGACAGTTTAACTATGGCGCTTACCGGGAGAGGTGCTTATGTACAGTCTTTTAAAGTGACTAACGAAGCTTCTGAAGTTTCTTCTGATGTTACCGTATTTGCACCAGCATTAGTAAAAAAAGGTTCTAAAGGTATTGGTTATGGTTTTGAATTAGAGTTCTTAGAAAAACTCCAATATAAAAATAACACTCCTTATTTCTTTGACGATGCTGAAAGATTCGATGAAAAAGCGTTATACACAATGATTTCTTTTGATACTGTAATTGGAAGACCTTCTCGTGAAGCAACTCCTTCGACTTATAGTGATTATAAACGTTTTGTTCTTTATATTAAAGAAACAAATACGGCTTATATTGAAGATTTAGCCGATTTCTTTTTAACAACACCAGCTACTCGTTTTACGTCTTTAGATTCAAATGGATTAACCGTTGGATTTAACGATGCCGTATCTTTAACCAATACCAATGCTGCTTCTTCTGCAACTAATTTAGATTCTGACCACGGTATTCTTACCGCTCGTTATGGAACACTTGCAGCAGTATCCTCTAAATATGTAGAGGCTCAAATGGTGGTTAATGATGATACCTTTGATAACTTCACATTACCTGGATTTAAGACTAACGCATAATCTAATGCTGTTTTATACTCATTTTCATTTACAAATACCCCGGCATTGTCGGGGTTTTTTGTATATTTATTTTATATTAAAATTGTAATGAACAATGCAAGAAGTAATTAGAGGTACATGGACTCTTCCAGGAATCACCTATGCGATTAAAAATAATCTTGAAGCAGGATTAAAAGGAACTGCTAATTTTCCTTTTTCAATTGAACAATTAGAAGCCGAAGTGATTGCAGAAAGAAATGCAGTAGTAGAACAGTTGAAACAATCTAATCTTCTTGGTGCAAGTGAATTATTTCAAGAAATAAACTGTGTTTCTTTAGATTGTGAAGATTTTGGATTATGTTGTGAAACATCCACTAAACAACCAACACTTCATTTTAAAGTACCGGTATTTGTTATACAAAACTACACCGGTTTAGCTACTCAAACAAAACCTTTTTATATATATGAAGTAGGTAATACCAATTATTTATATCAGGATTATAAATCAAGTTATACTTCTCGTAAACCATATGTAGTATATAGATTGTACAATGGTGAAATGCACGGATTTATTTTTAATCCCCCCACACCAAATCTTAAAAAAATATCAGTAAGAGCTATTTTTGAAAATCCTTTAGCTGTTAATGGTTTTAAATGTTGTAGTTATAATGTTGAAACAGATAGATTTCCTGCTCCTAATTTTGTAATTCAACAGATTATTGTGAATATCACAAATCGTTGGGCATCATGGTATTATAGATTTCAAGGTCAGAAACCTAATAGTCAAACTCCTCAAGTATAATGAATAGATTAGTTAAAAATAGAAAAGATTACTTATTGTCAGAAGGTATGGGTAGATATGAAGCAGATGCTTCAGAAGTTACTATTCACGATAATAATTCAGTATACAATTACAAACCTTTCTTTACGGGTCTTGCTTTGATTAATACTTTAATCGGTAAGACACCTAACGAAGATGATTTTATAGAAGTAGGTGTAAACGCTTTAGAAAAAATAGGTAATGTCCACACAGCTTATTATGGATTTATAGGAAGGACTGATAAAAAAGGAGAACTTTGTTTACCTACAGTTGCACAATCTATTGAATATGTATCAAACGGACGTGAAGATTTTACTTCTTGGAGTAATGCTACAGATGTTAATCAGCTATATGCACCAGGTGGATACGTAGCGTATAAATTTTTAGGTGATAAAATTAAAACTAATTACTTTGAGCAAACTCTTTCAGTACTTTATAAAACAACTCGTCTTGATGAAAAAGGCTTACCTGCGGTGACCCCTAGAGAAGCAGAAGCAATGGCATATTGGTGGAATTATACTGATATTACAAGACGTTATTGGAGAGGTGAACAATTAGCAGAATCTCGAATGATGGAAGCTTTACGTTTAGCTAATATTAGAATTAATCAAGCTAGAATACCTGAAAAATACTCTCAAAACTTTATTAATATGTTACATGATATTGTTTACAGTAGAGATGGAAAAATATATAATAAATCGTTAAAAATGATTAAAGGAGCATGAGTCGTTTTCAAAAACCTAAATCGGCTATAGCAATAGGTGATATAGCCTTAACTATTGATTTTGAGTTTATTAAAACACATAGAAGAGTGATGAAAGCAAAAGATAAGCGCAATATTGCGGTTAAAGTCTTTACTCGTTTTTATGAAATGATGATAACTGATGTGATTGAGAATAATGTTGAATTTCAAGCACCTACACGTAAATTGATGTTATTTTATGTAGCTGAAGATTTACCTGCTAGGACTAAACGATTGAATTATCACGAACCTGCTATTTTTGAGAAAAAATTTAAACAACATGTAGTATGGATGACCTATTACGCAAATAAAAATATTCGACATCGTTTTGTTTCAGTAAATAAGACACTGTATAAAAGACTTGCAGAATTAGGTGTAACACATAAATATTTAGAAAAAAGAAGATATGCTTAAAAAGAAAAGAACTATTGATTACAAGCAACAACTGCTTGAAGAATTTTATCCAATGACGTGGAAAGAAATATCTAAGTCATTACAGCTTATTTGGAAAGGGGTTTCTTCTAAAGTAGATGAAGGATTTTTAGTACAGGTAAGGCGTTCTAAAGGAGGAGGTTTTCATTCTATTATTGGTTTTGCAAAGAATCGAGAAAAAATAGAAGAAATACAAAAACAGCAATCAGAATATATTAAAGGTATGCGTGAAGCGTATCATTCTATGAATAAATACAGATAATATATGAGCGGTACAACCAATAGTTTTGAAGGAGGTTTACATTTAGATTATCCTGATTATCAAACACCTAAAAATGTATATACTTTTGCCAACAATGCTACTTTTTTAACACATGAAGGGAATGAATTAATTTTGCAAAATGAAAAAGGTACAGTATATCAAAGTAGTCTTAAAGAAGATTACATAGCGGTTGCAGTAGCCGATTATACAGGTATTGCTTATATTATATCAGCACAAGTAATTAATAATGAATTTACAGGAAGAGGTGAAATAGGTACATTTCCAAGTCCTGATTATGCTAATAAAGTAGATGTTGATTGCACAGCTCAAGGGTGTAATTATGAAACAACGCTTATTCCTGAATACCAAGCTTTTCAAAATTACAGTGGTGATAACGGTAATCCGATTAATTCTTTAATTGAAGTGGGTTATGGAGAATTTACTTCTGATTTGTTTAATTTTCAAAAAGATAAACCTGTTGAAATAGTCGCAACACAAACAAGTTATGATGGATCGGTAAATATCATTTTTACAGATAATTTTAATAAACCTAAACTTATAAACAGTCGATTTACAGTAAGACCTAATAATAAAGTTACTATTGTAAATAGAGCTGGTTCTAACGATACTAATTTATACGCTGTAGATAATTTTAATAATACACTTAATCACATCTTTAGTTCAAATAAATTAGCTACGGTTACCTTTGATGGTCAATCTACAGGTGGTGATTTAGCTACTGGACAATATCGTTATTTCTTTCAATATCTTACCGTAGACGGTAACGTAACTAATGTATTTGCTGAATCTTTCAACATTCCAGTATTTTTTGGTAATTCGGTTGCTACCACTCGTGGAGGATTACCAAATGAAAACACAGACAAAAGTAACAAATTAACGATTCATAATATTGACCAAGCTTATTCAAGTATTAGAGTATATTTTCAATATTCCGCAGGAACAGTAGGTGCGGATGCACAACAAACCGTTTATAAAATAGAGGAAGAATATGACATAAAAGGAACAGAAGTCACAATTACCCATAGTGGTTTTGAAACAATTACCGCAGTAGAAAACGCAGAACTTTCTTTAGATTTTTCTTTAATCAACACTTATAGAACAGGTTGTGAAATAAAAAGTAGATTAGCGGTTGGAAATATTAAACTTCGTCAGTACGATGTAAACATATTATTTGATTTCGCTAAAAAGATTAAAGTATTTGAAACCGAAAAGAAAATGACAATTCCTGGTTTTGATACGGATAAAAATCATTCTAACATTTATTCAAATATTGCTTATGATGCTGTTCAACGAGACACTTTTGTTGGGGGTTACTATAACCCTCGCAACGTACACGATAATCTTGGCTATTGGGGTGGTGAAACCTATATGTTTGGAGTCACATTTATATTCGAAGATGGAGCGTATTCTCCTGTTATTCCTATTCGGGGTATCGACAATTTTAACAATAACGCTGTTTATAACGATGCTAACCTTTTTATAGATGATGATTTTGATAAGACTACAGGTGAAAACATAAGAGGTGTTTATCGCTTTTCTCGAAGAACCAAAAAAAATTATATTGTTACTTCAGCTTCTTCTTATGTTAATGTTTTATTAGCTGAATTTGAAATACCTCAATTACCACAAACTATTTTAGATTTAGGGGTTGTGGGTTATCGTTTTCATAGAAGTAGACGTAAGTTAGACTGTATAGGTCAAGGGGTATTAATTAATACTGTAATCATACCTACCGATGATGGCTTTGATTTTAGAGAACCTAAAGTTAATCCTAATTCTTCATTAGCCACTTATTACAAAGCAGGTTTTGATGAACCTATTGAAGGGTATACTGAAAACAATTCAAGATATATTCCAAGTTTTAACTATTTACTTGAAACCATTTCAAGAAAGAATAAAAGAGATAAAGACGATTCGACAGGACCGCATTCACCCTCTGTGGACAATCAAGGTATAGAACCTGTTCAAATGTATGCGGGTGGGTACAATGGAGCAATTGAAAAATTTTGGTTTAATAAGAAGTTCGCCTTCCTTAGTCCCGACTTTATAGGTAATCCTGTTAATAACTCAAGACTTTTTAGTACTGATAGTTTTAGTTTTGAAAAACTAGGTGAATTTTATTCTATTTACGCTGTTCCGACGACTGTTCCTTTTAAAGTAGAAACCACTACCAAAGCACCTTGGGCAGAAAGAGATGTTAATCATTTAAGATATTTTTCTTTAATTAAACCAACCTCTTTTTTACAAACACCTCTTAGTCCTTTTATTAAATGCAGTGCGGAATATGTAACAGGAGAGGTTACTTCTACTACTTCTCAAGGTTTTTCTTCAGCTACGGATATTTACGCTAAGTTTAGGTATCAATTAGGTGAAGGTATTGTATTTGACGGAAAAACAAATTCTGCGGACACGGTTGATTATGGGTTGTTAAATTATATCTTTAATGATTATGTTGGAATAACTACTGAAAACCCTTTTATTATTAATCCTAATTATCCGACTACGCTTCCTGTAAGCTCTACTTTTGTTTCTATTAATCAAACCACTTACGATTTAGGAGCTACTACAGGAGCAGGTACTAAAGTAGATGGAGGTAGAGTAAATACTTTTAATTTCACTAACAATGTTACTACAGGAGATTACGCTTCCGTTTTAATTAATGTTTATAGAGGTTCAGGACCTAGAAATTTAGAACAACTTTCAGTACTTTATCAACCTGAAGGTGAAGCGTTTTTTCCGATTACTCAACCGTTATATGAAACAAACGCTCTTGCGAACGCTGTACAAGCTTCAGGAGTCAATGGAATCCTTCAAACGAAGCAAAACCTATCTAACAGTAAAGGTCGCTTAGAAGCCGCTAATGGTGATTGTTTTATTAATCTCACACATAGACGATTATTTTATTCGGGTCTGGATAGAAATGACCCGGGAATAGAAGTAGGTGTTACAGGAACAAATGTAGGTTACACAATAGCTTTCATTGCTGAATCTAATTACAATGTTGCAGGGCGTTACGAAAACTTTGCCAATGTTGCAGAACAAGCTAGAACATTTTACCCTTTTGAAGCTAGAAATCATAAAATAGCGGTTTCCACCTCTTCAGTTAAAGGAGAAGATGATAAATGGAGAATTGCTAGATCACTTGAAACAAAGCAATACAATACCGGATATGATAGCTTTGAAGGGGGTCGTAACTACGTAGCTATTTCTTCAAGATTACCTTTTATACAAAATCAATTTAACACAAGAGTTTGGATTTCAGAGCCTTACACTTCGGCAAGTTTTGAAAATCAATACAGATTCTTTTTACCTTTAGCTTATAAAGATTACTCTCAAGAGTTTGGTGAAATCGTAAGTCTTAAATCACAAGGCGATGTGATTATAATGATTCAAGAATTTGGTATAACCGTTATTCCTGTTTCTCAAAGAATTGCACAGCAAGGAGATAGTGCTGGAGCAGTATTTTTTGCTTCTTCAGATGTATTAGCTTCTGTAGATAATTCAATGGTCATTTCTACGTTACATGGCTCTCAGTGGCAGTTTTCAATAGTGTCTACTGATAACTATACTTACGGTGTTGATTTAAACACGAGTAAGATATGGCGTACTAGAGGACAAAGTCTTGAGTTAATATCAGATGTAAAAATTCAAAGTTTCTTGCGTAAAATTCGTAAACAATATGACAATCAAGAATATGAATGGTTTTTTAGACAAGTTCGTACCTACTACGACAAACGTAGAGGTGATGTTATTTTCACATTTGCCGCTACCGCTGAAGGGGATGTTTGCGGTACTTCTATCATTACTATACCTTCACAGTGTATTAACATTAATGGAGATGAAAACGGTATTATTCTTTCAGGAGGTGTACCTTTAAATACCGTAGAAGTACCTAATCTTTGTTATAATGATTCTATTTTCAATCTTGTGTATAATGAACAAATGAATCATTGGAAAACATTTAACAGTTGGTATCCTTCTAATATGTTTAGTATTTATGATGAAATATATAGTTTACCGCTTCTTGAAAAAAGAAATAAAATATATAAGCATTATGAAAACGATAAATACGCTTTTTATTACGACGAACAACATGATTTCATTGTTGAAATAAATGTAACATCGGATACAAAAATGCATCAAACCTTTAATAACTTATTTCTTGTAACTAATGAGTTTTATCCTTATAAAATAGAATACACGACCAGTACTGGAACGGTTATTCAAGATATAAAACCTAGAAACGTAGAGGGAAGAGGTGCTGAACCTTATCGGCAACAAGAATTAAACCCCATAGCCGTTTCTGATTTCGTATATAAAGAAGACCATTTATATGGTGAAATAAGACCGAATGATTGGAATCGACGAGAATATGTAGATAAATATGGTAACACCACATCTCTTCCTGAAAGAAGAGTAAGAGATAAATTTTGTAAAATTAGATTTTATTATAATACGAGCAATAATGTTTATATTCAACAGATTATAACTAACGTTAATCGAAGCTATAGTTGATATGTATAAAAAATATAAAAAAAGCAGAGCTAAATTCATTAAACGTTCTCCCGGTGGTTCTATGGGTGGTTCTGATGCTATATCTGCGGGTTTAAGTTTTCTTGGTGATATGATTCCTGAATCGGATGTTTTAGAAAAAACAGGTAAAAGTTCAGCGATTAGTGATACCGTTAATGCCGCAGCGGTTCAAGGTTTAAATACGATTTTACCCGGTTCAGGTACGGCTTTGAATATGTTAACAAAGACCACAGGTAATCTTAGAAAAACAAATTGTGTACCTGACCCTTCTTCACCAACAGGTGAAAAATGTTTTGAAGATGAAAAAGGAGCAGGGGAGGTAGTCGCAAACATTTTTGACCCTGGTAAGACCGCAGGAGATATGGTAGATGGTTTTACAACACTTTTTAAAGACCCTAAACAAGGAGCTAAAAAACTAGTCGATACTTTTACTTTTGGAATAACAAATTTTGATAAGTCCGAGGAAGATGCGTATGCGGAAGCTTTAAAAGAAGATAATCAAAGGAAAAAAAACGAAAGATTTTCTAAAGTAAATACTCAAGCAAATAAAGACAAAATACTAGGGCAACAGTTAGGTGCTGCTCAGTTTCAAAGAAACACTCAAACGTATGCTAAGAAAGGAGGTTCTTTATTTAATCGATTAAAAAAAGGTGGAACGGTTAAAGACCGTTGTTATTATAAATGTAAAGCATCGTATAAAGTGTTTCCTTCTGCGTATGCTTCAGGTTGTATTGCAAAATGTAGAAAAAATAAATCATAATGGTTAGAAAAACAGAAAAAGGTCTAGCTTTAAAACGTTGGTTTAAAGAAAATTGGAAAGATGAGAAAGGTAATCCTTGTGGTTCTGATAAAAATAAAGATATTAAGAAATGTAGACCTACTAAGAAAGTTTCTAAAGACACGCCTGAAACTTGGAGTTCCATAAATAAACGAGGTGTGAAAGATGAAATAGTTAAACAAAAGAAAAACACAGGTATGGGAAATAGAACAGACTCAAGTAAAAATATTAAAAATAAACAAGGTGGTAAAATGAATAAATCATTACAAGACCTATATCTTCCTAAACGTAAATTACAAAATAGTGGTATAATACAACCTGTAATTTCTCCAGCTTTACGTAAAGCAATGGAAGAATCTAAAACTAAATCCAAAGTTGCTGGACATAAACTTCCAATATATGAAGAACATTTAAATAGTCCTAATTATAAAGCAGCTACTAAAAACGCTAAAGAAATACAACAAGGTATTGAAAAAGGTGAAGTAGAAGCTATTCAACAAAAAGATGGAACATACCGATATGTAAGTACAGGTAAAGCAATTCCCGACGATACTCACGAAATGATTGCTACTTTAGGTGTTGGTGCAGTGGGTAAATTAGCAGCTAAAGAGGCAGGGAAAAAAATCATACCTCGTTTGGTAGATGCTGGAAAAGAAGGTTTAGAAGCATTAAGTAAACATTATGCTCCTAGAGATTTTGGACAAGGAGTAGCGTTAGGTGCAGATGTTATTAACGATGCAACTAAAGGAAAATTTGATTTAGAAAAAGCTGTAATGTCAGCATTACGTATGGCACAAGCAGGTGTACCTGTATCAGGAGCTTTTGATAATAAAATCGCTCAAGGTTTAGCGGATGCTACTTTAGGAAACAATAATCCTATTATTAAATTACTTTTACAATTACCTCCTAAATCTTTAGAAAAACTACCTGCTATTAATCGATTTCTAAGAGGTAGTGGTATCACAAGTCAAATGAGTGGAGAAGGACAAGGTTCAAGATTAGATAGACCGATAAAAGAATTTGACCCATACACTCCAAAAAGAAAGTCTGATTCAAATAAATCTTTTATAGAAAAAATGCGTGAAAGTGCTGCGGAGCTACAAGAAAGCTTTAAAACAAATAGGGAAAACGCTAGAAAACGTTTAAATCTTAAAAAAAATGGTGGAACAATTATTCGTCAAAGATTAAGGCAACCTTTAAAAAATATTTATGAAATTTGAAAAGTTTGATATTGAAGGAACAATGATTCCTTTTTTCGGTATTTCTGATTCGTCTATGGAAGTCAAATTTAATAGAGTGGCTAGAATCGCTTCTCGATTTAATATTTGGAAAGAACAGATGCAAAACTACGTATTACAGAATAACTCATCACCTACTTCTCAAGAATATAATCTTTCTGTTGCTTTTTTAATCATTATGTCGACAGGAATTAGAGTAGGTAATGAGAGTTCCGCAGAAGGTTTTTATTCAGACTATAAAGAAAAAGGTAAAACGGTTTTCGCACATACGTATGGTTTAACAACTCTCTTACCTGAACACGTTAGTGTTAAAAACGAAATCGTGTATTTTAATTTTACAGGAAAGAAACACGTTCAAAATACTTTTGAGTTAAGTTCTGATTTAAGTAAATTAGTAATTCCGGTTATTGAAAGTGGTTATTCGACTGTATTTAATATGGAAGAACCAGAACTAACTCGATTTGTGAAGCAACATACTTCTAAACATTTAAGTACGAAAGACTTTAGAACCTTTAGAGCTAATGTGTATGCTTTTGAATTTGGAAGCACCCAACCTAAATATATGTCTAAATCTGAAAGAAAAGATAGAATTAAAGATACTGTTGAAAAAGTATCCCAACAATTAAACAATACTCCCGGTGTGGTTAAATCTTCTTATGTAGATAAACGATTGTTAGATTATCTTTTTCCTGAAGAGTTAATACCAAAAAAGAAACATGGGGGATTACTTAAACTTTATAAATTATGATGTCATTATTGGAATTATACGGTTTAAATCAACTTAAAAAAGGTGGAACAGTTGATAAAAAATCAATACCTTGTAACAAACCTAAACGTTTAGTAGGACACCCGACAAAAAAATTTATTGTAAAAGGTTGCGAGAATGGAAACGAGTCTATAGTTAGATTTGGTGACGCAAATATGAAGATAAAAAAAAATAATCCTAGAAGAAGAAAGTCATTTAGAGCTAGACACAATTGCAGTAATCCGGGTTCTAAATTAAAAGCTCGTTATTGGTCTTGCAAAAACTGGTAATTATTTTATTTTAAATTAACCAAAAGGTCTTATATTTATAAGAAGTTTTATTTCATATCTTTTTAAACATAACATTATGATTGCAAGAGCTATAGTAATAACTAATTATGATGAAATCGTTAATGCTGATAAAGAAGCACAACGTTTAGGATTAGACAAAATGGGAATAAAACCCATTGAAGAAATCAGTGAAATCGGTTTTAATCTTGCAGATGTTTCAAGGTATTTAGCAATTCCTGCTACTGGCAAAATTGTAGTAGTATTTAAAGATAGAACAGAAGAAGAATTTGAATTAGATGAACAGTTGTTAACATTACTTAGAAGTAAATTTAAAATATGAAACTATACGCAAAATATTTAAAACGACAAGACGGTGGAGATACCAAACCTGCTACTGTTTATGATACGTTTCCTAAAAAAATTAAAAAAGCTCTTGAAAAATCAGATAATATAAGTAAAAGTGTTACTGATATTCCTAATGGTTTTAGAACCACAGTATCTACGGCTAGTGGTAAACCTGGAAAAATTCATGAGCAAAGTATTGACCCAAACTCTTTAAAAGGTTCAGGTAAATACATAGGTGGTTGTACTACTGAGATAATGCGACCCTTAATACAAGCTTCTAAATCAATAGAATTACAAAATAAATTAGTTGCTCAAGGTATTGCTAAAATTGAAGACTATGGGAGTAGAAAGGTTATTACAAGTGTAAAGAATCCTAATTGTAAAATACCTTTAGAAAAATTTCAAGAACCCGGTTCAAGAGAAAGTGCTTTATTTACCCAAGAAATGAAGTTCGCAGGTAAAAAAGATATTGAAATGCCTATAGATATACCTAAAGGTAAATTAAGAAGAATACCTATGCCTAAAGGAGAAGATAAGATACCAATACCGCAAGGTGAGTCAATGGAAAAAGAGGTTAACATTAATGTTTGGTTTAATCTAAAAGTACCGCACATGACTAAAGGTGTTAAAGATTTAGGTAAAAGACAAGTACCGGTTACATTCTTAGTTCAGGTAGATAGAAAAGCAAATGATTTTAATAATTTGACAAAAAAAGATGTGAGAATAAAAGTGGCATCAGTAGGAGCGATTGAAGCAGTAGGTACTAATAATGCTGCCGCTGCTTATCAAAGTGGTGGAGCATCAATAGATGTTGGTGATTTTCCCCTTGGTACTGGTGCAGTTACCGAAGCTGAAATAAGAAGTAAAATGAACATTATAGGACCTTTTATAT